TGCTAATGCCTCATCCGTGAGGTGGTTAGATTTAAGATTAGCTATGAGTGTAACTGTTGCGGCTTGCATTAAACCAACAGTCAGTGTAGCTTCTCTAAGGTTTTTATCTGCTTCCATTAGGTGAGTGAGTACAGCCCGCCCCTCATCTGAGATCAGATCTGACTCGTAGTTCACATCATCTACTGTTACTATAGCCATTACAGTTCATCCTCCATGTCACTTTCAGCCGCTTCAAACTCAGCACCATCAGGGCTACCAACTTCAACAAGGTCTAGTACTTGCATAGCTTGAAAGTCTAAGCCTTTGAAAGAGCCGTACTTGTTAGTGGTTTCCCACTCATTGTACTGCACCTTAACTACAGAACCATTGCCTACTTTAGCATCAAGAGGTTTCTTGTACTGGTCAACAAGTCTAGGTGCTGATCGTACTGTCCCGTCCTTGCCATCGACCTTACGTTTAATCACAATGGATGGGCCTTCGTCCATCTCTTTAATACTAAATCCACGAGCCTTAAAATCTGCGGCAGTGGCCTCATCTACAACTAAGTTTACTGAGTACGTGGGTTCAAAGGTTGTGTTCGGTGTAGTGACCGATGCCCAGTACGCTGTGCCTTCTAGTATAGCCATGTTACTTTCCTCTTTGGTGGTTAAAATTAATTGTGGAGTATACCACAGTTGTTCAAGCCTGTCAATCTTTATTTGTTACCGACTGAATCCGTGTCCTTGTTGCCGTTGATTATGTCAAGCGTTGTTTCGTACTCAGTCTTGTCAATGATGTACTGTATGACTGCTTGTTCTTTCACGCCATACTGCTTACAGGCTACGCTTAAAAGAACCTTGCCGTCTGCCACATCTCTTGCCGCCTTAGATGTAGCTACTGCTTGCGGTGATGGGTCTGCGCTAAACATCTCTTCAAACATTGCGATCATCCTCCCGTTCTTTCTTGAGTTCATCTATCATTAATTCAGATTCATATAGCAATCTAATGCCGCACCCCAGTGCTATCAGCACCAACACCCCTAGAATTATATCAATCATAGCTTACCCCTTTAAAACTAAAATAACATTTATCAATGTGAGTACACATGCAAGGACAACCATCGACCTTACTGTTTTTATAAACCTTGATTCAAACTTGCTCTTCATTACTATTGTTTCTTTCTCCACCCAGTTGGTCACCCTTTGCAAGGCACTCACTGTTAGCTTCTTTACCTTCTCCATCTACTACCTCCGTCTGTTGTTTGTTAAAGATCGCATCGTAGTTATCGTTAAACCTATTTAAGTTTACGCTCCTTGCACGATCACCTTTGCCGCCATGTGTTGCGTCACCCATGTTCTCTAGTCCTCCGTCCATATCTTACCAAAGGTTATTACTGTGAAGGGTAGCATGATCACGACACCCTCAAAGGATGCCGCATTGATCTCTTCAGTCTCACTATTAGTAACCCATACAGCCCTACTGTCGGCGAACTCCAAGTCGATACCTACACCTAGCCTGTAGTTTATACTTAAAAAGTTTTCTCCAAATCCTCTTGTCATATTAAACCTCTATCTTAAAAGGAATGCTACAGTTAGTCACGTTGTTCTCTGTTGATATAGCCTTGTCAAGATACTTGGTGACCGCCCTGTTCAACTTACTGTAGACATTGGTAGAGTAAGAAACATTCTTAACCGCCCCATCCTGTACGTCAAAGGACACCACAAACGCAGTAGACTTATTAAAATTCAGCTTGCTTATATACTTCCCGAAGTTAATAGAACTATCAGGCTGTGGACAAGGGTGTTTAATAGGCGCTCTCTTAACTACAGGTTCAGGCAACACAGCTATAGGTACGTTCTTAACTACAGGTTCAGGTAACGTAGCGATAGGTACGTTCTTAACTACAGGTTCAGGCAACACAGCTATAGGTTCGGGCAACACTACAGCCGTAGCCAGTTCTTTAACCTCAGAGATCTTCTGATCTTGTTCGGTTAGCTGATCGCTTAGCCGCACCACTTCTTCAGACAAGATGATGTCGTTCATTAAAGCCTTGTCAAGTGTTGTTAGTGACTGATCGTGGATAGTTAGTGTCGTACTCAGCGTTTCTTGATACCGCCGCAATGTATTCTCATGATCATCTAATGCACCGCTAAGCACATTGTAATTATCTGAGGTCATGTCCAACTTTATAGTGTTGGTTTTAAATCTCTGCTCTAACTCACTCATCTGAGACATCGCCGCATTCTTATTTATATCCATGTTGATATATAACAATGCACTTACCCCTAGTAAAACTGTAGGTACTAAAATATTAATTGCTTTGTTCATTACATTTCTCCTCTTCATCTTCTTCTGAATTTTCAAACTCTGAATCGCAAGAGTCACTTAGATGTTCATCACCATGTAACCAATCCTCACAGCTACCGTTCCAACCTCTACTCATTTTCTTTTCCCTTAAATAATTTAAAGAGATGATAACATAAACCAACCTCAATGTCAACAACTAAATGAGTGCTTGACTTCTAAATCAATCTATGCTATAATCTCTAATAGTTTTTAAGCCTTTAAAGAATTCTCTTTTATCTTCTTCTGAAAAGAAAAGGACAATAGCTTTAAAGATCTGCATAGTCTCTATAGACTATAGTCTGTTTCAACTTCAAGAGCATAATCATCATCGTGTACAAAGGTATTATCTACTATGCCTAGTGTCTTACTACAGCAAAGAGGACACATATCTGTACCACCGCTATGCTCATCAAACATTGTTAAACAGTAACCGCATTCATATTTACTCATTGGGTTTCTCCTCTTCGACTATCATTACGGGGGCTATATCAACTATGTGGCCGTTGTATTTTTTATACATCCCCGCTCGTTTATTTACTTCTGCATACTCCATTGCCTGTTCGGGTGTTGATGCCGCTACGTCTATATAATAACCGCGTACCTCAGACATCATTACCTTATAGGTATGTACTGGTGTTGTCAAGTCAATTGTCTTTTTCATATCTCTATCTCTCCACTGTTATTTTAAAGTCGGTCGCATCTAGCTCAGCCCTGACCGCATCCATGACCTTGGTTTCTAGTGCATCATCGATCATAACTTCTACTGAGTATGCATCCGGTAGATCTAAGTCAGCCAGTGCCGACTCAATCTTATCATCAACATCAGAACTGTCAATCTTTTCATCCATGCTACATTCAAGATCATCGAGTCTACTATCAACACTGTCTAGTCTTGCGGTGTCACCCTCATCAATCCACAGGGCTACCCTACGTTCAAGCTCTTCGATTCTATTGGCATCGCGGATATGTATCTGCTCCATCTCTTTAAACTTAGCATCCAAGTCTTGTATATCAACGGTTGCAGAGTGAGACAGTCTATCAGCCCTATCTAGAGCAATGTTGTTAGTAATTCTATCATCAATCCACGCTTCTACTGCTTCAATTAAAGTCTTCATACTTATCTCCCCATCTCAAAAAACATTCGACTAAGTTCAACCACAGGCTGACCGTTAGACTTCTTTAACTTACCATTAGTAAAGGTATACAGAGTATAATTAAAACCCTCTCTAAAATTCTTTACGCTTTTATAGACTCGCACCTCAGAACCTTCATCAGTGTCAGGGTTTCTAGTTGCCCATGCTTTAAGTGTCTTTGCTTGGTCGGCTATTCGCATACTTCCCATATTAATATCTTGTGAAAATAAATACATTTTATAATTCCTTATAACGGTTATAATTATTTGACAGACTTGATTAGTCCATCAAGCATTGTCACTTGTGCAAAGAACTCGCGTCCTCTACCTGTAATGTGTGGACGGTTAGCCCCTGTCAGTTGTCCGTTAGGCACATACTCTGCACCGAACATGCTAGTTTCTATATAGCGCAACGGCTCACCGACATTTTCTTTCAAGTCTTTTTTGCTAACGTAATTAAATACTATCATTTTGTTTACCTATTTAGTTAATGTGAGTTCAGTATAAAGCAATGACAAAACCCTTGTCAAGCTTTTTTTCTTATAACGGTTATAAATATTAAGCATCAGTTAAATAGCTGTAGTGTACCGCACTTACATGTGCGCCTGACTTCCAGTGCTTAGATTTAGTTGCTAGTAAATCGCACCAAATATCCCATAGGCTTTCCGTGCCTATGTCATGGCACACATCAATATACGCCCACACCTTTTTGTTGTTGGCATCGACACCCTTGCTAGTCTTTGGATTCTTAGACAGTGAAAGATCTTTAATATCTAACCTATACAGTCTGATATTGTGTACGTCCATGCACCCAACCAATCCGGCCATCAACTGACACGTAAACCCTGCCTTGGGTATTCCTAAGCCATCGACTCGCAGAAACACTTCCATCAATGCCCTTGCTTTATCGCGGTCTGAATCACCAGAGTTTATCGCCGCCATAGCATCCGTATATAGTTGGTGCGAATTGGCCTGTAAATACTCATAGGTTTTTATCTTATTACCCCACAAAAACCTAGACTCTGCGCCATTTAGCCTGACATCTTTTAGTTGCTCACCAACGCCAAGCCAGTTCTGCTGTATGCTTAACACCACCATGAGTATGACTTGCATCATATTATCAGCAGAGACTTGCGCGTATTCTTGACAGTTTACCGCATCTTTCCTGTAATGAAATAGTTTCATAATCTTTAATCCTTATAACGGTTATAATTATTTAGTTTGTGACACGCCACTTGGGTATCACGGTGTCGATAGTATACCCCAACTGCTCGATCAATTCAAGCGTTGAAGCGGTAAGCGTTTTTGTACCTGCTAATCTAGCGAAAGTCTCTGCATTATTACAAGCCGGATAGATTACTGGCCGTCCGTAACTTTGTTTAACTTCAATTAAAATTGATCTGCTCATTATTCTATTTCACCTTTATAGTTCATTGTTATTTCAGTACCATCACTAAAAGTGATAAGCGTTCTTTCACC